TAAGTATAAGTCTGCTAAGCGTTTTAAGAAGAATGTAAGTCATACTAAGGCGGCTAATATGAAGCTGAATCCTATGCGTGGCGGATGGCGTCTGTGAGATGCCTTGTTATAAGCCTTTGAAGGCGTTTCAATGTGCTGATCGCTCTATAGTGTTTGCGGAGCTTGCTAGGCATGATGTAGTACGGTCTCTTGAGCTTCCATGTGGTCAATGTGTTGGTTGTCGCCTTGAAAGATCTCGTCAATGGGCTATTAGGTGTATGCATGAGGCAAGTTTGTATAAAAACAATTGTTTCATTACGTTGACGTATAACGATGAGCATTTGCCAGATGACTATAGTTTGCATTACGAGGACTTTCAGAAGTTCATGAAGCGTCTTAGAAAGCGCTTCAAGGGTCTCCAGTCGTCCGCTAATGCGGCGTCTGGAGATAAGTTTCCGATTCGGTTTTATATGGCTGGTGAGTATGGGGAGAATTTTGGTCGCCCCCATTTTCATGCATGTATTTTTAATTTTGATTTTCCGGATAAGGTTTTATGGCAGAAGACGGAGTCAGGATCTAAGATATATCGGTCTAAAGAATTGGAAGAGTTGTGGCCTTTTGGGTATTCGTCTATTGGTGATGTTAATTTTCAGTCTGCTGCTTATGTTGCTAGATATATTATGAAGAAGGTTACTGGGGATATTGCAGATCAACATTACGAAGAAGTTAATTTTTCTACTGGTGAGATTATCAAGCGTAGGCCTGAGTTTAACAAGATGTCTCTCAAGCCTGGTATTGGTTTTGATTGGTATGAGAAGTTTAAGGATGATGTTTACCCCCATGACTATGTAGTTGTTAATGGTAAGAAGTGTCGTCCACCTAAGTTTTATGATCGTAAGTTTGCAGATGATTTTCCGTATGAGTTTGACCAGCTTGTCTGGCAGCGTGAGAAGCAAGCGAAAGCGTTGTTAGAAGACAATACGGACGAGCGTTTAGCGGTTAAAGAGAAGGTGGTAGTTGCTAAGTTGTCAAGACTTAAGCGTAAGTTAAAATAACCTTAAATAACGGGAGTTATTATGATACTAACAATAGTGGCTGTTAAAGATCGTGCTGCGGATGCGTTTATGCGTCCTTTTTTTGTTCCTACTGCTAATATGGCAATACGTTCGTTTATGGATGAAGTTAACAGGGAAGGTGCTGATAATCAGATGAATGCACATCCTGATGATTTTGATCTTTACGAAATTGGAGTTTTCGATGATAGTACTGGTAGGATTACGTCATACGATGATATGAAGGTTTTGATGTTAGGTAAGCAGGCACATTCCTAATTGTTTTTAACCCTCCTGCCCGACGGTTTTTTCGTCGGGTAGGCCTTGGTCGAGGTTTATATGCACCGTAATAAGTCAATTAATTTGCATCAGTTTTCGATGATCCCTAAAGCGGATATTCCGCGGTCATCATTTAATATCCAGAAGACTCACAAGACTACATTTGATGCAGGTTTTTTGGTGCCTGTGTATGTGGATGAGGTGCTTCCTGGAGATACGTTTAATCTTAAGATGACTGCATTTGCTCGTTTGGCTACGCCTATTTATCCAGTAATGGATAACTTGCATTTGGATACCTTTTTCTTTTTTGTTCCTAATCGTCTAATTTGGAACAATTGGGAGAAGTTTATGGGACAGCAGACGAATCCAGGTGATTCGATTAGCTATCTTGTCCCTCAGCAGGTTTCACCTGCTGGTGGTTACGTAGTGGGGTCTTTGCAGGATTACATGGGTCTCCCCACCGTTGGGCAAGTCGGTGCCAGTAATACTGTCTCTCACTGCGCTTTTTTTACTCGTGCGTATAATTTGATTTGGAATGATTGGTTCAGGGATGAGAATCTTCAGAATTCTGTCACTGTGGATCTTGGTGATGGTCCAGATACTGTCGCTAATTACACTTTGTTGCGTCGTGGTAAGCGTCACGACTATTTCACGTCTAGTTTACCTTGGCCTCAGAAGGGTTCTTCGGTCACGTTGCCTTTAGGTACTACTGCGCCGGTTAAGAGTGCTTCTAATCTTGCAGGTACTGGTTATTTTGTTACTGACACAGGTGCTAATACTCAGTTGCTTGCTCGTACAGCTGCTGGTGTTAATGTTGCTGGTTCGGAGTTTTTTGCGGATTTGTCGGCTGCGACTGCAGCGACTATCAATCAGTTGCGTCAAAGTTTTCAGATTCAGAAATTACTTGAAAGGGATGCTCGTGGAGGTACGCGTTATACTGAGATTGTGCGTTCGCACTTTGGTGTTATCTCTCCGGATGCTCGTTTGCAGCGTCCTGAGTATCTTGGTGGTGGTTCTGCTCCTATTAGCATTAATCCCATTGCTCAGACGTCAGGCTCTAACGCTAGTGGCACGACTACTCCGTTGGGTAACTTGGCAGCTATGGGAACCGGACTTGCACATGGCCATGGCTTCACTCAGTCCTTTACTGAACACGGCGTCATACTTGGATTAGTTTCTGTTCGTGCTGATTTGACGTATCAGCAAGGCCTTCGTAAGATGTGGTCGCGTAGTACGCGGTATGATTTTTATTTTCCTGCTTTTGCTCATTTGGGTGAGCAAGCTATTCTTAATCGGGAGATTTATTGTGATGGTTCCGCCAATGATGCCAATGTTTTTGGTTACCAGGAGCGCTGGGCAGAGTATAGATTTAACCCGTCCCAAATTTCAGGTCTCTTTAAATCGACGTCGGCAGGTACTATTGATGCTTGGCATTTAGCCCAGAAGTTTACTGCGCTTCCTACTCTTAATGCGTCGTTTATACAAGATTCTCCTCCTGTATCTCGTGTTGTGGCTGTTGGGGCTGCTGCTAACGGTCAGCAGTTTTTGCTCGATACATTCTTTGATATTAAAGCGGCAAGACCTATGCCGTTGTATTCTGTTCCTGGTTTAATTGACCATTTTTAAGATGAATTGGTTTTCGACCATTGCTGCACTACTAGGTTTATTTCTAGTAGTGCATTTATTTATTCGTTATTTTGGAGGTAGTTGATGTCTAATCAAATGGCGATTGTGTCGGATTTAATTGGTCTGTATGGTGCAGAGCGAGCGAATTCTGCTAATCGTGCTATGGCACGGGAGCAGATGACGTTTCAAAAGCGAATGTCTGACACGTCTTATCAGCGCGCTGTCGCTGATTTGAATGCGGCTGGTTTAAATCCTATGTTGGCTTATGGTCAGGGCGGTGCTAGTACTCCGCCTGGATCCAGCGCGCAAATGCAAAATTCTACTGCTGCCGGTGCCGAGAATGCTACTCGGTATATGGAGCGTGAGCTTATGAAGGAAAAGATTAATACTGAAAAGGCTGTGCAGGAATCTACTAAGGCTCAGGCGTATAAGACTACGCAAGAGGGTCATGGTGTCCAATGGGACAATAAGGTTAACTTTGGTGGAGGTGATCCTGGGACTGAATTTCAGGTCGATGAGCTTATCGGACCTAAGTCAAGGTCAGCTTTAAAGGCTACGTTGGAAAATTTGCGGTTGCAGCCTGGTTTGACTACAGAGACTACGGCTTTAAATAAGGCTAGGGTGTTTGAGTCTTGGAAATATGTTGATAAGCTTCGCCAAGATATTGAAACAGGTAAAGCGACTGAGGCTAATGTTCGTGAAACGACGAAACATGTTAAAGAGCTAATTAATGTTTCGAAGTTGGATCAGTCGCAGAAAAAAGCTTATGCTGACGCTTGGGATAAGCTTGGTTCAAGTGGTGCTATGGCTAAAGAGGCAGTTCCTTTTTTGCGTATGTTAATGATGATGATTGGAAAATGATATGAAAAAGTCAATTTTTATTCGTACGGCGTATAACTATGACGCCGATGAAGTTTCTAATGAGACTGGTTTGGTTTGCCCTGAGCCTACAATGGCTCAGCAACAATTCCGCGAAGAAGCGGATATTAATACTATTATGGAAAGATTTGGTCGTACGGGCGAACTTGTCGCTCCAGTACGTCTGCCCCAATATGGGGATTTTAGCGGGGTTACAGATTATCATTCGGCGATGAACGCCGTGATAGAGGCGCAAGCCTCGTTTGATTCGCTTCCAGCGAATATTCGGGCTCGTTTTGAAAACGATCCCGGTCAATTTGTCGAGTTTTGTCTCGACGATAAGAACCGCGATGAGGCGGTTCGCCTGGGACTTGTCCCAGGGAAAGTAGAGCCGGTACAACCGGCGGTAGCGACGTTTGCAGACGTCGCAGCACAGTGATTTACTTGATGTAACTGTGCTAGGTGACACCAACCCCTAACTAAGGAGCTTTTATGAAACCGTTGTCCCGTAAACCAGTTAATAAGTATAAGTCTGCTAAGCGTTTTAAGAAGAATGTAAGTCATACTAAGGCGGCTAATATGAAGTTGAATCCTATGCGTGGCGGATGGCGTCTGTGAGATGCCTTGTTATAAGCCTCTGAAGGCGTTTCAATGTGCTGATCGCTCGATTGTGTTTGCGGAGCTTGCTAGGCACGATGTAGTACGGTCTCTTGAGCTTCCATGTGGTCAATGTGTTGGTTGTCGCCTTGAAAGATCTCGTCAATGGGCTATTAGGTGTATGCATGAGGCAAGTTTGTATAAAAACAATTGTTTCATTACG